ACGGTCAGACGATAGTAGTTAAAAACGAATGTGAAAACGGCTCGGCAAGCGTTTACTGGACGATTATTTTAGTCGCCGTTTGCGCCCAGATAATGACCATCGGTTTATTTTGGTGGCTCTTGAACAAACAGGACGTTTTAGCGGCTTATCAATTTACCAGAATGAAATCCGAGCGCGACCAGATTAAGAAAATCTGCGATGACAATATTTTATTAAGTCAAAAAAAAGATAAGTTTATCGAAAACAATAATTTGAAACCGCCGCTCGAATTGGCAGGGTTTATTCCGTGCCAGGCGGCAACTGAGGAAAAATGACACATTTAAACCCTATTTTAGACAAAGCCCGCGCCGCCCAAACCCGCACACAGCGCACTATCGCTTACTGCGAAAGCATCGAGGCAAGAGAAGCGAACAATAAACTGACGCCCGAAGTCGAAGCGGCACTTGAACCCTATCTCGAAATCCTCGAAGCGGCGACCGTACCGGACGCGGCGGAATATACCGTGCTTGATGACGCGCTCGACAATATCGAGGTGATTGTGGCGGAGGCATGAAGAAAAACGTAAACGTCAATCCGACTGACTTAAATTTTCGCGTCTGCTGTGAGTGCGGTAAGAGACTGCCAAAGGATTTGCAGAGTAACGTTTGTCAGGAATGTCTTGCTGAAGCGCTAAAGGATATTGAATTATGAGTAAAAGAAAATTGTACAGAGACGCCCGAACCGGCGAATTCGTGCCTAAAACAACGGTTGAAGCCTCGCCCGACATTACAGTTACCGAAACGATTGAATCAACTTCACCGATGAAGGATTTAATCAGCCACGCCCGCCAAATGGTTGATGAGTGGGACGACGGGCTGAAAGTTGATGTGTTCATGCCGGGATTGAAGATTATTTTGGGGCGGATTGAGGAAGGGAAATAAAACTTGTCAAAATTGACACTTAAAAAAAAGGAAGAGTTTTTCAATGTCTTAGCTGACGGCGGAAGTGTTACTGCGGCGGCATCGGCTATCGGCGTAACCAGACAGGCGGTTTATCAACTGCGAAAAACGGACGCGCAGTTTGCCGTCGATTGGGACGATGCGATTGAAGCGGGTACGGACATTCTCGAAGATGAAGCCGTTAAACGGGCAAAAAACCACAGCGACACGCTTTTAATATTTTTACTTAAAGCCCGCCGACCGGATAAATACAAAGAGCGCAGTGAAACCGAATTGACGATTAGAGAAACTGAATTGATTACACCGAAAGAAGATGACGAAGGCGAATAATCCGCAAAAGATAAAGTGTGATTTCTCGAACCGAGATTTATATAATCCGGTTTATATTCCACTGTTTAACGATGACGCGGAATTCCTGCATTTATTTGGTTCGGCGGGTTCAGGCAAGTCGAGATTCGAGGCGCAGAAAGAAATCGCATTGTCTTTCGCGTGGCATCGCCGCAACCGCAAAACATTGGTCATTCGCAAGGTCGGCAATACATTGAAGGATTCGGTTTATACGGAACTTGAAACCGTCATTAACGAATGGAATCTGACGCCGTTTTTCGAGTGTTTGAAATCGCCGCTTTCGATTACCAATAAGATCACGGGCGTTAAATTCATTTTCAAAGGCTTGGACGATCCGGAAAAGATTAAATCAATTTCAAAGGTTGACCGCGCCTGGATTGAGGAAGCGACGGAATTGGAAACAAGGGCGGAATTAGACCAATTACGCCTTCGCCTGCGCGGTTTCCGCGATATTCAAATCACGCTCACTTACAATCCGATTGACGAGCATCATTGGCTTAATACCGAGATTCACCAGAACCGACCCGCAGAGCATCGCATTTTCAAAACAACTTACCGCGATAACGTAAGGATGCTCGCCAAAGACGCTAATTACGCGCCGTCCATCGAAAGATTAAAGGACACGAACCCGAACTATTACCGCGTCTATGGTCTGGGCGAATGGGGCAAGGTCGTTGAAGGCTTGATTTATTCCGATTACGAAACCGGCGCAAGCTTTCCGGTTGATGAAACAGGACGCGATGACATTCAGTTTTACGGACTCGACTTCGGCTTTAACGACCCGACGGCTTTAGTGGCAATGAATGTGCAGGATGCAAGCCCGAAAAAGCATCTGCACGTTAAAGAACTGCTTTATAAATCAAACCTCGACGCGATTGATTTGGTGAAAGAATTCGATGCTTTGGGCGTTCGCAAAGACTTGAAGATTATCGCGGATTCGGCGCGCCCTGAGATGATTGCGGCGTTAAGGCGGGCAGGCTATAAATGCGAAGGATGCGAGAAAGGCGCAGGGTCAGTTTTAACGGGCATCAATCGGATTCGCGCTTATTCGATAAAGATTGCCGCAGGCTCAAAGAACATCGTCAAGGAAATTCAGAACTACCAGAAAAAAGAGATTCACGGCATTTGGACGGAAGAACCGGCATTAAATCAGGTTGAACACACATTGGATGCGATTAGGTACGGCGAACAGGCAACAACGCAAAGCGTTTGGACAGTCCACAGGAGACAAACAAGATGAATGAAGACAAGGTTTCTAATTTTCACCCGCTATATGATTCACTCGCGCGAATGCGGGCAATCGTTAAAGACGTTAGAAGCGGCACATTGGCACTTCGGGCGGCAAAGGACAAGTATTTGCCGAAATTTCCCGAAGAAATGCAGGCGACGTATGAGAATAGGGCGAAATGCTCGACGCTGTTCAATCTTTACGCCAAAACCGAAGCCGTGATGACGGGATTGGTCTTTCAAAACGAGATTGAACTGACGACGACGCCGCAGATTAAAGCTTTAGCCGAAAACATTGATAATCGCGGCAATCATATCAACATCTTTGCGCGAAAGACTTTTGAAAACCTGTTCGACGGCGCGGCTGTGATATTAGTTGACGCGCCCGATTTTAAGGACGTTCAATCAATGGAAGATGAGCAGATGTTGGGACTTCGCCCGTACTGGATAAACTACACAGCATCGGACGTTATCAACTGGCAGTTTAGAATCAATCCGGTTTCGCGTTCCAAAGAACTGACATTAATAGTTTTCAAGGAAGTAACGAGCGAGCTTGTCGGGCGTTTCACTTTCAAAAACGTAACCCGTTACCGCGTCTGGTTTCTCAATGAAAATAACAAGGTCGCGTGGGAAGTTTGGCGCGAATACAAAGAGCAGAATCAGCTTGAAACGGTTTTGAAGATGGAGGCTTCGGGTGTGGTTGATAAAGTTTCCGCCATTCCGATCGTCATTATCGGTGATCTGGAAGCCGCGCCGCCGATGCTCGATATTGCATTACTGAACGTCAAGCATTTTCAAAAAGAATCTAATTTCGACAACCTTGAATTTCAAGCCGCCGTGCCGCTGTTTTATACCAAAGGGCTTGAAAAACAGGCGGGACAAACGCTGCCTGTCGGTGCTGATATTCATTACGAGCTATCGGAAAACGGCGAGGTCGGATGGGCGCAATTGGATGCGGGCGGTTTTGAGAGTTTAAGAATGTCGCTTGATAAATTGGTTGACCAAATGGCGATGCTAGGACTTTCGATGCTGACGGATAAAACAGCCAAAGTTGATGTTACGGCGACCGAAGTTTTATTGAATTCCATCGGCGAAACGGCTGAATTGAGAGTAATGGCGGAAAGTTTGAAAGACGGTCTTGAATCAAGTTTGGTTTTCACCGATGAATATTTAGGCGGCGACGGAACGAACGGCGGCACGGTCAAACTCGGCACGGCTTGGACAAAGGTTGAAATGAGCGCGGGAACGGGCGGCGCGATGATGCCGGAAAACGAACCGGCACAGGAAATGGTGAATTGATATGAAAGATTACGCTTTTAAGCTGATAAATAAGGAAACAGCTAACGACCGCGATGTGATGGCTATTCTTAACCGATTTTGCGCCGACGCTGCGGACGCGGCTTACCGGCTTTCATTGGGCGGTTTCATCGGCGCGACTTTAGATGAAGACTCCAACAGCCTCGCACATAATCTGAATTTTGTCGCGGCATTAAAAAATTCCCGAAAATTCCAGCGTTTTCGCGAAGTTGAAAGTTTTCGCGAAGTTGAAAGAAAGTTTGAGCGAAAGGAGTTAATAAATTGATTTACGAAGACGAAAGAATAAAAGTAACGGAAATACAGGGCAAAGTGCGGATTTACAATAAATTCACCTTTGAAACCTTTACG